TGCCAAAGTCTGGTGCATTATTACCCAGACTTTGGAAACCGGGGACGGAGGTGAAGTCCGTAGGACGTAGCCGTTACGTCCGGGAGCTCCGGTTTCCATTTTACTATTTAACTGCATTATGGCGCTTGTTGCTAACAATAATTGGGAGCGTTACGCTGGCATAATGAAAACCATCGTAGATGGTGTAGAAAGGTTGCGCAATACCCCTGTTGGCGAATTTATTGGTCGGAAGAATGAACCCAATAGGAAATATCGCAGAAAAATTGAGGACTACATGAAGAAAACTAAGCCTCGTGTTAAGTCGGGCGCTTCGAAGAAGCGCAAGTTGAACTCGAAGGCTAAACCGAAGGGCCAGAGGCCCAAGAAGGGTAAATACATGGGTGGAGGATCCATTAAAGTTGTCCGTAAGGGCAGGAAGGTGACCCCTGTTGATGGTATGCGTGTAATGCATAAGATTGAACGAGGGCAAAATTTTGTTGCATTTAATGCAATATACCCTGGTGGTGCGACGCACCCCTCGTATGCTACGTTACGAATGTTGTGTTTATCACTTGTTCGTTTTGTTGCTAAGAAAGCTAAAATCGATTTTGGTGATTTTAACGATTCAGTTGGTTTACCCTTTATCGCTTCAACGCGATGGTCGTTCTTTTACTACTGGAAAGGTGAAGGTCAAGCTACTGATGATACAGCAAGCTTTAGAGAAAATATTGCTAGTGATGCCGCGAATTGGTCCGCTTTAGCGGATCGATTGGCCGATTCATTTGTTAATGTTTTTGGTGGTAATCAAGGACGTCGGTTATATTTATTTGGTGCATTTCCAAATGAAGATGTTCAGACAAGTCATTCGCTAATATCAACTCAGGTATATCATGCTTCTGATTTATATATTAGCATCAAGGGCGAATCTTCCATACAAGTCCAGAATCGCACGCTGGGTGACGGCACGGGCGACACTGCGGATGCTTCCAATATCTTTAACAATCCATTGCGTGGAAAGTACTATACATTCAAGTCAGGACGACCTTGTATTCGTAATGTGGGCCAGATCGCAGAGCTGAAAACGTTTCTGTTTGATTATCAAAACACGAGTGGGTCGATAGCAACTCAAGACCGATTTGCGGTTGGTACAGGAACTGATTATTCTGATAATATTGCCCTTGCATTGAGGAAACCACCGTCAGGTAACTTTTTTACTAATTGTAAGACTACTAAGTATACTACTGTTGAACCCGGTGGTATTTTACGATCGAAATTGGACTGTACCGTGTCCAAGTCTTTAACAAATTGGATGTATGCATTTGCTACGAAATTCCTGACCGTAGAACCACCAGCTGCTGGGCAACCTAAAAATCTAGCGGGCATGGTTGGATCTGATCCGGTGGATTACCGTATTGGTATGTCTCATTGTTATGGTTTGGAGAAGATGGTTGACACAACTGTCGTAACACAACCTGAACTTCAAGTGGGTCATGAGCATAATTTGTTTATGGTTGGTAAGGTTACTTACCGTCCTAAGAATAGTGCTGTAGCTATGATTACAATAACTACTTAACTTTAATAAAAAAAAAGGGTGACAAAACCCACGAACAAGTAGGGTTTTGTCACAAGGCGCGCGTAGGGTTATCTAGGGTTTTGTCACACGGCGCGTGCGTAGCACAGCCGTGTAAAACCCTAGAAAACCCTAGGCAGCCTTGTAAAACCCTACGCATCCCAGCTTTAGGGATGACTTGCTACTAATCTAAGCAGATGAGATTATACTTTTAGTTTCTATATTTTTTCGACGTAGAAAAGATTGTACACTTGTGTCGTAACTTGGTGGCCCCTGCGGCCTGAGCAGGGCCCGCGCGGCCTGAGCGCATGGCTCGCGCGGCCTGAGCGCCTAACAAAAAAAATCCTATCTTAGACATTGATAGCTAAGGAAAATATTCAATTGTTTTAATTCTTCGGAACATTGCATCACGATGTTCGGGTAACGCATTTCTATACCAATCAGCAGGGTCCTTATTGCTGGTGATATAAATGATCTTTGGCAGCCACTGCACAAAACCTCCCTTTATGGGAACCTTCATTGGATAACGGTCAAGAATTTTGAGAAAATAAGCCAGCTTGAATTCTGATCCGTTAAAATCATCGAACAATGCTACTTCTTGTCCTTCATACCCATTAAACCAGCTATCGCCTGGGTGGATATAGATTGTGTTTCGTTCGTGATTGTCGAATACTTTACGCGTTTTGCCTGTCCCTGTTCGTCCCCAGAGGACTCGGACGTCTGACTCCCAGTTTCGCTCTCCGAGCTGGTCAGATATATGGGCTTGGATTGCGTTCCTGTATCGGATATATTGTCCGGGGAACTCATTCGCGATCTCTTGCCTAGTCGCACCTTCGGTGATTCGGATGACGAGCTGCTCCAAGTCAGATCGATTACCTCTTCCTCTAGGGCATCGGCCAAATTCCGTATAATCCCCATCTTTCTTGCAATACTCCGAAGCTTGTAGCGGCGTGCCGCGGGCCGCCTCGAGATGGCCACGGGGGATGAGCACACTTTTGATTCCATTAAGTGTCGTGCGCTTATGAAAGCTGACGAATCCTTGGAGATGAGGGGTTCCGGTTTCCCCAACCTCTTTTCCGTAGACCAAGTACTGTATGGACTTAGATTCCAACAACTCTGAGGCCTTTTCGGCCAGCTGGGTGATTTCGGCATCGGTGTAGTTGTTGATTGTAAAACACCAGTTTTTAGCAGATCGTGTCATTGGTGTGGTACATATCCACGGACCGAGCTTATATAGGGCTTATGGGCCCCACAAAAAATAGTAAAAACCAGGCATGCGAAGCGGGAATGGCGTTAGCCATTCACAGCGGACTCGGCAATAACTTTGGGGACGACGTCCCCAAAGTGGTGATGCCACGTCATCATTTGCCCATACAAACGCCTGCCAAAGTCTGGTGCATTATTACCCAGACTTTGGAAACCGGGGACGGAGGTGAAGTCCGTAGGACGTAGCCG